TATACTTTACCCGATGTTGGAGTAATACTTTGACCAGTTACCCAAACATCTGAAACTGCATCAAATGTTTCAATTGAATACCAGTTAGTATTATCTTGTGTAGCCTCAAAAATTATAGTTCCGGTTGTTGATGTACTTAATCCAATGCATATAGTATTATAACCTTCAATATCAAATGCAGATGTTGATGCAGCAGCAGTTGCTAAGGCAGTAGGATTATATCTTGTAGCAACTAAATTGGCTGCTAAAACTCCTACAACAGTATTATTGGCACCATTACCAGCCATTGCATCCTGAGTTCTTAAACGATCCCAAGTTGTACCATTATAAGCTACATTTGCAGAGCCAGCAGTTGGTGTGGTTGGATTTGCCGTTGCATCTGCTAAAGCCGCAGCAGCCGGTAATTCAGTATCTGCTTGAACTGCAAAAGTACCAGTACCTACAACCGTAGCATTTAAAGAGGCAGCAGTTGCTTGTGTTGCGGCAAATGTTGTATTAGTTATTGATCCTATTGCGTTAGAACCAGCATTTAAACCTACACTCCAAGTACCCGATTGTGTTGCTGCTATTGTACCGGTAACAGTTGCATTTAAATTGGCAGCCGTTGGTTGTGTAACTACAAAATTACCAGTACCAGCATTTGCAGTAATAGTTCCTGAAATTGGTTGAGTAGAACCTGAACCATCAATTCTTAATGCCCCAGAAGTCGTTAATGATAATGGATTATCAGTACCAGTTGTATATGTTGGTGCTGCCGTTGTTGTTGATCCATATGGTTTATTTAATAAACTTGCAGCAGTTGCTTGTGTTGCAATAAATGAAGTATTAGTTATAGAACCAATAGCATTAGAACCCGCATTTAATCCAACGCCCCAAGCTCCTGATTGAGTTGCAGCTACCGTACCCGTTACCGTAGCATTTAAGTTTGCAGCAGTTCCTTGAGATACGGTAACACTACCTGATACTGGTTGTGTAACTGCTGAATTATCTACTTTTATAGCAGTTGCATTTGCCGCAGTTCCCGATAAATCAACTTTTAAATTAGATGCAGTAGCTTGACTAACTGTTACATTACCTGTTACAGTTGCATTTAAGTTTGCAGCAGTTGATTGGGCTACGGTAAAACTACCAGTTCCAGCGTTTGCAGTAACTGTTCCTGATACTGCTACAGCAGATTGATCTGAAGCTATAACAACAGGCGACGAATTTGCACTTGTTGTTGAACCATTAGGGTTTTGAGGATTATAAGCCATAATATTATATTATTTGCCAGTTAGCGTTATCTGAAATTAAAGTTATTGATGCTCCATTTACTTTTAATGCAGCCGTTGATCCTCCATCAATTGTTTGTGATGATGTTGTTCCAATAGTCAAAGTATTTACTGAAACAATTTTTTTAATTATAATCATAGCCGTATTTCCAACCGCAGTTGGTAAAGTTATAGTAAATCCAGCTGATGTAGTATCTGCCTTAACTATTATTGTTCCAGTTGTAGATGTTATTGAATAGGTACTTGATTGAGAAATAACTGAATATGAAGAACTACTTGCATAATTAGGAACGTTTAAAACTCCGGTACTTGAATTGTACGTTGATGCACCACTTGATCCAGTAGTTGTTAATGATATTGCACTTCGAGCATTTGAATCATCATACTGCGTGATTGTAGAGGCGATTATGTTGGATGAAATACTAATTCCAGTCCCGGAAGTTAATGTAGCTTGTTTGCCGTTTAATGCCGTTTGTAAATCTGTTTGATTTGATAATGTTCCACTAATTCCACCCCAAGTCGTACCAACAGATGGCGAAACCTCAATATAAGTAGATCCACTCCACCGATAAATTTTATTAGTTGCTAAATCAACATAGATTTTACCGGTCGTTCCGATTGCTGGAAATGATGCAAGGTTTGTATATTCCAAAACATCATCAACATAGGAAGGTAATTGAGTTGATGGTACTAAACCACTTCCATCAAGTGAAGCATAACCATTGGCCACTCCTTTATTTGAAATACTTTCAGGTGTAAAACCTAAAGCCGTAGTTACATTACTTGATGTTATTCCACTAATATATCCCGATGGATTAGAGGCATTATACTTTGCGTTTAAGACATTTTGTAAATCAGTTTGAGCAGATAGTGTTCCGGCAATACTTCCCCAGTTTACAGATGAATTTGTTTTGATTGCTATCCATGCCGTATCTACCCATCGGTAAATGATATTTGTATCATTTGTTATATAAATCTTACCTGGATCGCCAGTAGTTGGTAAACTTGAATAAGTAGGATAATCAACTAAGAATTTAACATAACTTACAGAACCGCCATTAACAGAAATACTTGCAACATAATCAGGATAAGAGAATGAAGTAGGAATAACACATCTATCCGTTAACATGGGATAGTTAATTGTTATATCTAATTTTACCCCAGCTAAATAATCCTTTTCATTTTCGGTAAAAAAATCAATGGCCACATTTTCTTCAAGTTTCCAATCAAACTTTGGATAACGCATCATTGAATATATATCTTGACCTATTAATAATTGATCAGATAATACATCCGTTTCGTTGGTTTCATCTTGAAGTTGGCGATCTAAAAAGAAAAGGCTAAAATCCATAGCCAAATTGTTCCCAGCAATAGAACTTCCAGTCAATGAAAAGAACATTGCTGGATAAACATTATCAGGTTGTGCAAGAAATTCCCAAATATCACCGAAATAAATCGTGTTAATTTGGTTATGACTTTGTGCTATTTCCCGAATTAACTTGACCGTTTGGTTTAATGTTAGTTGTTGTACTGCCATTTTGTTTTGATAAATAAACCTTTAGTTTATTGATATTTTTAATTGAGTATGCTTTAGGCATATTATTAACAAGTTAAGCAAATACCAAATGCACCTTGATATTTTTCTTCAAAACTTAAAGGTCTATCAGGATTATATGAATAATCTCCGCCCAACCACATAGAAGCCGAATAAGAATCTCTATCTGGTCTAATCTTATCCACTCCAATACCAAAGTTTAGGTATTGAGGATATTTCCCTTGTGCTGCGTTTTGGCGAAGAAATTTAATTGTTCTTTGGCGATAAAATTCTGCTCTTGATCGGTAACGATTAGCCACATCAATCAACTCTTGCATATCCGGATTAATGGAGTTATCACTTGACTTACGAACTAAACCCTTATTGTAAAACTGAAACGATAAACCGACCGGCAATTCAGATAAAACAAAATAAACCAAAGTAGTTGTGATGAAATCATCCAATAAAGTTACCTCATCTGAATTTAGATCATTGGCCACAATGCCAGCCTGAAGTCTTTCGTAAAGATTAGTGCCAAGTAAAGGTAAAATATACATATCCTGAGCCGTAGCAATTTCAGGCATGATTAATTTATCATCAATATTTGCGTGAAGTCCAGTTCTTTCCTTGATTGTATTAACTGAAATAAATAAAGTATTCTTCATTTTTAACCTTTTTTAATAATAACGTTTGACATCCAAATATGTCGGCAACTTGGTGAATGATCTCCGTTTGGTTGAGTCCACCATCCACCTCTGCGATCAAATACAGAATAGCCTAATCTTGCACTAATAGATTCAATCTCTGCCCTTGAATATACACGATTTAACTGCATCATCCGATGACAGAAATAACGTGATGGATGAGCATTAGAATCTCTTTGACCTGGAGGAATAGAAGGCTTCCATTCGTATGAATACTTAATCATAACTGATTTAGTTTCTGCTTTTGGTGCATTTAATTCTGACAAAGGCTTAGGCAAAGTTCTTTCGGTTGTTCCTTTGACATCTTTTGGAATTACATATCCTCTTGAAATTAAACTATTTAACCTACGATTTACCAAAGCCACATCCGTTTTCAATGTCGATGCAATTACCTCTGGAGTTATCCGCTTATCCTTTTGAATTAAATCTAAAATTGAAGCATCCATTGAAGTCAATTCATTAACTGCAAATTCAAGATTCATTGCTTCTTCTTCATCACTTGGATTCATTCCAAATACTTGTCTTTTCTGAAGTGAAATATATTCATCTGCGGATTCTCCAAATTGAGAAAATAAAGTGATCACTTCATCTTCTGAAAATTCAGAACGCATAGCAGTCTGAGGAACCGGTACTGGTTGTGTTGCTGCTTGTGGAGTTTGGTAATTAGTTAAATCAATGCCTAATTTTTCAAGAATCCATTCTTTTGGCGCAACTGCTAAAATTGTTTGTTCACTAAACTCATAACTGATTGGTTCAACCGGTACTATTTTAATTTCAGCCGTAGCACCTCGTAATTTGGCAAGTACGTTGAATATTTGTTCAATAAATATTTGCTTATCATTGACATAAGTATTTTTAAAAATTTCATAAGAATCACGCATTTGTTGTCGTGATCCTAATTGACCTGGTGTAGAAATTCCAAATAAATCAGGTGCAGTAATTTGATGGCCAGCATATAAATTTTGCTGAATAATTTTATCAACATTACTAAAATCTTCTTTTGTAATATCTGATGCACCTAAATCCTCAATGATTGGCTTTCGTGAAGCATCATTTGTAAAAGAAAGAATAAACTTTTTACCATCTGATCCGGTGAAACGATCTGTAAACTTGCGTTCTACTTGTCGTTTTTCTTCATCTGTTGGTTCTCCATTAGGCAAAGTGATTAACTTACTTGCACTAAACCCGGTTTGAGCATTTCCAAGAATATGTTTTGAAACCTCAATATCTGATTCAATGTAATTTAACGCACCAAAATAACCAGGTAAAGCATAAGCCTTTAAATCAGGTCTATATTCCTTTAAATATAGGATTTGTTTACCAGTTCTTAATTGGGTATTAAATGCATTATAAACCTCTCTTTTATATTTTCTATCTGACCAATCCTCAGAAAACCAAAACTGAGTATTATCAGCATTCGTTCTAATTTTAGTATAATCAATATGATAAATTTCAGCAATATTATCACCCGAAACTGACCAAATAACTTCTATAAATGATCCACCAAATAATTCAATATCAGTTGAAACTTTTCGGGTTACTTCACTTAAAGATTCATATTGATTTGGCTGATTAATAAATTGATCAGCAATTGGATCTGGATTTTCGGTTTTAAAACCATTTCCAGTAATATAGTTTACTTTTCCCTTTACAATCGCATTATGTTTGGCTGATTTATTGTATAGTTCAACTAAATACTTTGGGTAATCATTGCGATATCCAAACTCAATATAGCCTCCACCTTCGCCTTTCTTCTCCCGATATTCTGGTTGCTTGGCTTCTTGGAATGAAAGTACCATTAATTCATTACTCATATATCTCGTACTTTATATGTATTGTTTACAGAAGTATAGGTATTAAATGAAAATATTGAAGTATCATTTAATGTAAATTGACCTTTTTCAATGATCCCGATTGCTAATGTTGGATTCAAATTACTTGTGGAGGCTTGCTCATAAATAATATATGACCATTCGCCATTTGTTGATGAAGCAAAATAATTGGAAGTCGTGATATTGAACTTATTATATCTTGTTTTTGCCAATGAAACATCTGCACTATTTAAAATAACAAATGAAATGCTTTCATTTGTATTCCTTGATTTACAAATGAATAGGTAATTTGGCGAAGTAAGTGTACACTTTTCGCTTAATGTTAATACTACTGGACTTACTTGACCTTTGATTAAGTGTATCATCCCTAATAAATAGCAAATAATTTAATATTAGTATAAAAAAGAAAAGGCGGAACTCTGTCCGCCAATTCTAACTAATCAACCAAACTACCTTTATGCAAGTAAACCAGCAATGATACTTGAAGAAATTTCAGGTGCCATATTTGCTTCCATAGCGGAGAATGTTAAAGTATAACCTGAACGATCTCCCTGAGCCGTTCCAGTAGTACCACTTCCACCGGTAACATTTATACCATTTGTCTTACCAAGTAACCAATACTTACCATTGTTATCAGTTGCAACCGCCATCAATACGTTTTTGGCAAGTAACAAGATCTCATTTCGAGTATTTGCTTGTAATTTATTTAAGATGATTGATAATTCTTGACCGTAATATACCGTTCCGTTTTGCACGTTAGCATTGATGTTTTCGGTCAATGAAGAAGTTGCTGGAACTAATTCATATTTACGGAAAACTTTACCAGTACCTTTTAGAATTGCAGTTACAACTCCTGAAGCCTCTGTAATCGATGTTACGTTCTTAAATTCAATGAAGTAAACTTCGGTAATACCACCTAAAGAATCACGGCAATCAAGTGCGTAACCTTGTGTTAATGCGCAAGCCATATTTTTTTTCTTTTAAAGTGTTAAAATAGGCGGATTAAGTTAATAACCCGCCCATTTAAATTATGCTAAAATGAAGTCAGTTACTTCAGTTGGGAAAGCAAAGTTTACTCCCATTTTGAACTCAGAAACGAAACGAACTTGATCCGCTTCTTTTGCGTAGAACAATTCGAATTTTTCTTCTTCGTTTAACAAATCAGTTCCTAAGAACATATTGCTCATACGAACTGCATAAATTTTAGAAGTACCATTTAAACCTTGAACTGCAATCACCTTGATTGTTGTACCTGGTAAAACAAATTCAGAATCTGCTTTTCCATCAAAGTTGTAAGCAAACAAGTTAGCATTTTTCAATGCAATTTGATAAGTACGGAAAGTATCCATACCTACAAAGATTACAACATCATCATAAGAAACGATTTGTGCTGGGATTGCTTTGTAAACTGCATCAACTACTGCAATTACGTTTGAAGTAGTGATACCAGCAGAAGCAGCCAAAGGAGTTCCGTAGTATGTAGAAGTGTTTGCGTGAATAACTGAAGCAGATGCAGCATTAATTAACTTAACAAAACCATCAAACTTGTTTAAGTTTACGTTTGCTGAACCAGTATCTCCTTGCCAGATTGTTTCTTCTAATTGCTTTGCAATAGTTGCCGCTTTCTTATTAGAGAATTGCTCTGCAAAAACGATTGAATCATAACGTGATCCAGCCGGAAGTGCTTGTTGCAAATATTTTGCATTCAAATCCTTAGGGCAAAGTGCTTCGTTAACTTTAATTTTACCAACAGTAACAGAACGTTGAGTAAAAGTTGTAGAACCTGAAGCAGTAAAACCACAAGATGATCCATCTTGGAAGATAGCATCTGTGTCGATGATGTTAATGGTTTCAGAAGATTTAACTCCTACCATTACGTTGCCTTGTGCTTTAATTAAACCAGCAGTTTTTGCACCTAAAACTGAAGAAGTTACTAATTCTTGTGCGTTTTGGATTGTGTAATCCGTTAACGCAGATACGTTAAATGACATATTTTTTTAATTTAAATATTTAATGATTTGATTCTTTCTAAAAAACGTGATTCTTTGTCGGCCTTCTTTTCAATGTTAGCAAAAGAAGTTTTAGGAACTTGTGTAGGTTCAGCACTTGGTGCTTTTGCCAATTCACTAACTAAATCCAAAACTTGCGAAAATGCAGTATTGAACTTGCCTTCCATTTCTTCCAACTTTACTTTTAAAGCATCGTTTTCAGCCTTTAATTCTGAAATACCTAATTCAACTGCCTCGAATTTATCTTCAGACATTTTCATTCCTGGCATTTGGCCTGGCATTTCTGCACCTGGTGTTTCTCCTTCAATTACATCCGATGCCGGAAGTGCAATTTCAGATATTTTACCACCCGTTACAACAATAGAAGTTCCATCTGCTAATTCGTATTCCGCATCCGGGCATACCGCAGAGTTTCCAGTTGTATCAACTAACATCGCATCCGCACCTATTTCCAATGAAGTTAAATCGATTTTACTACCATCTTTTAAATCGTAGGTTTCGAAATTCATTGCAGTAGGTACATCTGGCGCAACAACAGTTCCTTCTTGTGTATTAAGAAGAACCTTAATTTTGTCAATCGCTTCGTTTACTGTCATTTTAAAATTTAAGTTTGTACTCAATTATAAATAATTTAATTCTAATTCTTTATCCTTTAACTTGATCAAGTATATCGCAAATCTGTTCCCACATCTTTTGATTACTATCTATTTGTTTTCTATAATTAAATAATCCTTCAACACTAAAGCCACTAAATTTACCAGCCTTAACATCTGACCAAACTTGTGGATTGTCTATCTTAAATGAACCAAACCAACTTCCAGCCGGTGCATCTTCAAAACCTTTCATTGGCATAATTCCCCTTGATGGATCGCATATAAATGATTCAAACATAGTAACTCCTTGTACTTGCTGATTAGCATCGTGCATTAGATTTACATTGTTTTGAAACCCCTTTTGAAAAAATTTTTGAACAATTTGTTCAATGGTTTTAGGAGAAAAAGTCACATAATATTCTCCACTTTTATCATTTCTATAAATTGGAGTATCGGCAAGCATTAATGGCCCGGAAATAATTTGCTTTTCCTCTGATTGAATTTCAAATTTAAACTCCTTATGGTCATTAAATGCAAGGAAGTTTCGTTGAATAGCCGGGTTATCAACTAAAGCAACAAAGTCAACTTCTGATTGATCATTTAAATCAGTTGAAATTTCGAGTGCGTAAACTGGTAAATTCATATTTTAAAACCTTGCGGCATTTTGGATTCTTTGTATTCTACTTTGTGTATTTGAAATATCTGATTCAACAACGTATGCCCTTGCTACTACATTCTGAATCGCATTCAATGAAGTTGAATTTAATTGTGTAGGTACTGGCATTTGAATTTGAGGAATAACCGGTGCTGAAGTATCAATGCTTGGCGCACTTGCACTTCCTCCACTACTTGATGAAGCTGATTGAATAATATTTTTAGCCTGAGCAATATTTGCTAAGATTTTAATAATACCAACTGCATATTTAGCAAAACCTGATAAACCACCAGTAGCCAAGTTATCTGCTGAAGGTGCAGAAGTTGAAGCCGTTAATCCGGATATTGCTATACCGGTATCAATTGCAATTTGTGCTAAGGCTAATCCTTTTTGTAAATCTGTTCCTTGTTCAGCCATTCCCGAAAGAATCCCAAACACATCACCAGCCAAAGCAATTTTTTGTTTTGAAGTTGCCTCCGCTACTTTAACTTCTTTATTGCCAGCACCTTCAATTTGCTTACCAAGTTTCTCCATTCGAAGTGCTTGATTTTTTGCAGTTTGTTCAGCAATTTTATCAGTAATAGATTTAAGAGATTGTGATTTTTCAACTCTATTATCATATTGTTCTTTATCGGCCTTTTCGTATTCAAGATATTTAGAATGTTGTGCATCTGAATATTCTTTTTCTGCTTGTAATCTAATTTGATTTAATTGATCTTGATGAGTTTTTTCTGCTTTTTGTTTTGTGACATAAGCCTGAGCATCAAGTATTTCTTTGCTTGTATTTAGATCCTGAATTTTTTGTAATTCCTCATCTGTTAATTTTCCTTTTACTTTGCCTTGTTCTTTGATTAATTTAATTTCATTATCAATCTGCTCTTTTTTCTTTTTGCCTATTTTATCAGAAGTGCTTCCACTTGCCTCTAATAATTTAATTTCATTTTCAAGTTCTGCATTTCTATTTTTAGTTTGTTTGGCTAATTTGTCTACTGATCTTTCTGCTTGTGAAGTTATTCCTACAAAATCAGTAAATTTTTCAACTAATGTTCCAACTGTATCAACTAAACCTTTAAAACCTGGAATGGCTTTATAAATTACATTCTTAACTTCCTCAAAATTAGTAAGCACATACCCTAAAGCAATTGCCAAAGCACCAATACCGGTTGCAGCAATAGCACCTCTTAAAGTTGAAAATGCCCCAATTACCTGAGTTTTAATTACTAATGCTAAGTTCTTAAATCCATCGATTGAACCCATAATTGAGTTTAATCCTTCGGATAATGCTAATGCTGCTTGAACTTTAAGTAATTGTTTTTGAACATTTTCACCTTCAACTCCAAACAATGCTAATGCCCCTTGTGCGGCAGAGAATGCACCGGCAACTCCAGCAATAGATTGACCGAATGCCTTAAACTTGGCATCTGGATTAAATGCGTCAATGGTTGCTTTAGCATCACTAATACGATCCTTTAATTCAGCTGCTCGTTTGGCTGCATTGGCAATCTCTTTAGCTGAAGCACCGGCCTTATTTTGTAAGTTTGCTAATTCTTGTACCGCCTCCTTTAATTGACTGCGGAGGCTTTTGGTGTCTGCAACTAAATTAATCCCTACCGTTTCATTTACTGCCATTATGCGTATGTGGTTTCAAGTACCTTTAATAATTCAACCTTTGTAGTTTGGAATAGATTAGGATTGAAGTCTATAATTTTATTTAATCGCCATAATGAACCATTTAAATAAATAAGTTGGGCAAAATCAAGTGAAAAAATATCTTGTATAGTCAGATATAAATAGCACGTTAGTAATTTTGAATCCTTGCCAGTTATCTCAGCCAAGTAATCACCCCAGAAGGCAGTAAATAAATTAGCAGTTGGATAAGCCGTTGTTAAACTAAATAAAGTTTCATTCGGAACTCCAAAATTTATATCAGTAGTTGGAGTAGTTGGATTATCTAAATGTCCAGCATAACCATAATATGTAAGTCCGGTACTTAAATTTCCATTACTGACTTCACTTGGTTGCTGAATGCTATAAGTTTGACTTAATCCGGTTACTTTAGAAAATTGCATGATTCGTAACTTATGATCCTTTCTTTCTTCAGTTCCATTATTTGATTTATATATCTGAACTGCAAACTTTGGATCAGTTGACCTTTTAACTAAAACACCAGGTGCAAATATTAATTTTGTTTCAAATCTATCAGATGCAAATTCGTAGTTTGTATCTTCTTTCCTATCTCCATAATTTAAATTGTATTTCTTCTGGTAAGCCTCAGTATAAAAATCATCATCATCATCATAAAAGAAATCATAATACCTGGCATTTAATTCACTCATTGGTTTAATGGTAATTTGTTGACCATAATCTAAACGATCATTCCAATTAATTGAACTTGCTACTGGATCGGAAAGTAAAAGTAAACCAGTTGAATCACCAGTTTCTCCATGTAATAATAATTCCCCTAAATCATTAATCTTTAAGAATCCGGCACCGGTATTATAAAAGTCAATGTATGGTTCAATATTTAAATGCTTAGTTTTATTAGGATCTTCCCATACATAAAGATTAAACATCCTACATATTGAAATAAAGAAATCCTTTTGCTGAATATTTTTAGGCAGTAAATCATTCATTATTAATGAATCATTATAAACTGCTTTTAAAGGAGTTTTAGAATCTAAATTAAAATCAAATGCAATATTATCGACATGAAAATTATAATTAGAGTTACCGGTTGCGGAGGCAGTAACTGCAATCTGAATAGTATCAGATGTATTTAAGGTAGTACTTATTAATTCATTTAAAGAAAATGCACTTGTACTTGTTCCATTCTTTGCCAATAGTCCAGACCATATTGTTGTTGAATTTTGAACTAAGGCGATTGTAATATCTTTGGTTGATGAATATGTACCACTCCCAACAATTGAAAATTTTCCAATTGAACCAGTAGCACCGGTAAACGTAAATACATTGCCAGCAGTATTTGTAAATAAATACTGATTTATGGAATTAAATACGATTGCATAATCAGTTGATGTAGTTGTTTGATTTGTTGATTGTGCATTTAATAGGTTTGCTCTTAATATGGTTAAATCAGCACTATTATTTGGAATAATTAAGGATTTAAAAAACGTAGAATCAAGAAATGCAGAAGAATAAGTATAATTTGCCTTTATAATAATGGCATTAATTAACTCTTTAACAAAGAATGCTGGCCTAAAAGCATTTAAATGGTAGTCATGATCTCCACTTCTGCATTGACCATAGTCAATTAAAGGGAAAACAATACCACTTCCACCACTTACATCCCAAGAACTTTTGATATTACCATCAGTCCATACCTGATTATAACTTGAAAAAACCTTTAATTCCTCTAATAATGAGTTTCCAATAGCCGAAGAAAAACCTCCAAGTTCGCCAAATACACTACATTCATACTCAATTGTTCCTTTATCAATATTGATTTGCATCAATCTTAATACCCCCTTGAAAATCTGTATTTTGTTGTGATATATTTTACAAGCCGCCGCCCTCGTAGGATCAAAGTTATAACCCACATTTGAACCAGTAGAATGGTAACCGTAATTATTGCCAGAGCCAAAATCATATATGTGGCCAAATATTTTATTATTATTTGCATTGCCTGGTATATTAATAGTTTTGGAATAATTGGTATTTCGTGAAGCAAAATCCTTGACATCATCAATAGCATAATTTAGTTCTGCCCCAAGATCAGAAAATAAATCAAGCCTTTGCCCTTCAACGTATATCTCTGTAATCATTATCTAAATTGTGCGTATGTGGTTTTACCTAAATCAAACATCAATTCTAAATTGAACATCTTATCAGAATTGTAATTTTTTTCCTCCCATGTTTGAGTTTGGAATGTGATTGGATAATAATCGCCATTGATGCAATAATAAACTTCATTACTGGCAAGCATTTCAGAACTCCAATTATAATCAGTAACCGTTAAATAATCTGAAATAATTTTATATGAATTATCAATACTTGTGGCAAAGTTTGTCATTCCACCATAATACCGGTTATATGAATCTTTAAAACTCATTGAACCACCATTTCGAATATAATCTACTGAATCATAACTCTTATGATTAAATTTCTTAGAGTTTCGAGATAATAATCTAAATGCAAATGAATCATAACCACCATAGGCATTTTGGAAAACCAAAAAGACCGGAGTAAATCTCGGTGCGCACGTTTGAAAAAGTTTGATTGTATCGCCAGCAATTGTTACGTTGTAGGCATAAGTACTATCATTGATAAATGAACTCCCTAAATAGGTATTTATGGCCGTAGGCGAAAGGTCTAATAATAAAGATTGTGCAGTTGAAATACCTGATCCGGTAGATGATGATCCGTTATTTGTTCCGTCCTCATTTACTTTCTGAATTGTTGCCGTAACATTGGCTAAATCTGCATTGAAATAGGTAACAAAGAATTTTTCTCCACTCATTACGTTAGCCTGAGTTTTATCTCGAGTTGTTAGGAACTTATTAGAAAATGCTGATAAACTTGTTCGGTATGGATTAAGGATGTATTGATATGCTGCATAACTACCAGTAGTTAAATTCAAATAAGTTACTCCACCGTATTCTTCCCCAAAGTTTACCGTGTAGTTAAGTTGCAGACCAGCAGATGCCCCTTGCAACAATCCGCTTCCGGTCGGGATAAATGTGCTGCTGAAATAATTTCTGATAATGGGTGCAGTATCCAATACCCCATATCCATCGATATCTGGGAAGATTTTAATTGTGGCAACGGTTGTTCCACTAACTTGTAAATCAAATACATATTTGAAAGATGATTGAGTTGAATTAGTTGAAGTACAAACAATCCACATCGAATCAGATGCGGATGAATATGAACCTGGACTACTTGTTATTGTTATTGCCATTACCTTTAAATTGTTGCTTAATACTTATTGCTATATCTGTACCCAAAGCATGAGCCATTTGTTGCTGAAATTCTGTTCCAAATACATTTAAATTATCCTCAAAAAATCCGATTCTTTTTAAACCTCGTTTCTTTATATTTTTAGCAGTTGCCTCCGCTAATGATTTAATCTTTGCAGTTTTACTTATTACCTTTGTAATAGATTTTCTCTTTTGTTGCAAAGTTGATAATCCTTTTCGTTGATCCTCATTTCTAATATAATTTTGATGCCGTAAATACCAGGCCATTATAGCCGAAACAAATTTTGGCGAAACACTTAGAGTTCTAAATTTATAAGGCGAATTAGGTTGATTACTTTTAATCCCTTTTACTCCTTTATTTTGAAAG